AACTTAACAGGATCCTCTGCTAAGAGCTTGGCCAATGTAACAGTTACAGCTTTTTCTAAATCGGTGCCATTATTATTGATATCATCTTGCTGCAATCTCATATTAATTGTATGTGTTGCTGCATCATAAATTTCCGAACTAGGGTCAGCATTTCTAATGTAAACTGCATCCTTAAACACGTCGTTTACTGTACCAGATACACTATCCATATCAGGTTTATTGAGAGAAACCTTTGCCAAAGAGAACTTATTATTGTTGTGTGAATCTGAAAGTGTACCAGACGTTTTAACAGCGGAATCAGCGCCCATAAACTTTAAGTAGTTAGATAAAAGCTCATTAAATTCATAAGTCCCGCCGTTTGGATTATCAATGTCTTTAACTCTTCTTGAGTTCAAACCCCAATAAAGATTTAAATCAACAGACTCGGTCGCACTAGCTTGTCCAGTAAATGTCTGTGCATAACTAGCATTGGTCTTAATTGATCCTTTGGTAACCTTAAATCTATAAGGCAGTGGAGGAAGCACAGAGTGCTCTAGATGTGTGTTAGTGAGTGAACCGCCGTCGTCGACGCCTGTCAAGTTATTAGTGTTATCGTTTAATCCATTTGCTTCAACGTTTGTACGAAGGGCTTCAACACCTCTAAAACCAAAAGGAAGAACAGTCTCAGGTACTTCACCTAACATAACATCACCAGATACAACGACACGAATTCGTGTTGAAACGTTTGCGAATGCACCTTCTCTTACGAGTCTCTTTTCGTTGTCATCGCTGTTCTTGTATGAGTAATAAACTTTTTGATCACCGATAACACGACCAACAAAGTTTTCTGCGTCTGGATTAAGAGAGCAATTATTGTAAGACTCGTAAACAACAGGTGATTCATCTGAATCTCTTAAATCTCTTACCGCAACGCTAAATGTTCCAAACTTATCTGTAGGGTCTGTTGAAGCTCGCAAATTAGAAATAGACACCTTGTACTTGTCGCTAGCATATGCGCCATCATCAAGTGACTCAAAGTGAAAAAGATCATACTCCTTTGTACCAAAAGGTTGTGAAATAAAACTCGGAGTTTCAGGAGCAATAAATGCACTCGAGAAATTACCAAACTTATCTTCATATCCTGCGGCGCCGTGAAGAACTGAAACTGCTTTGTTCACAGAGGATGCAACATCATCATCAACAGCAAAATGTGCATACAAGTAATGCTTTTCACTGTCTAAAGAAAGTGCATCTGTGTTTAAAACCTTTGAAATGTAGTCATCTCTGTCTGGGTTTAAAGAAACAACTTTTACGATGTCTTCAGCAACTGTACCATTGCTAAATTTAATCTTAAAAGTCCCGGCGCCGTCAATAGTTGCAATGTCATCAACAGCAAAACCAGCATCGGCATCGTTTTCATCAATAAAAACTGAAAAGTCTTTTCTTGTAAAAATCATTGCTCTGATAAGTGTAATATCTTGATTTAAATCTTCCGCTAAACCATCAACTAGGTTATTATCAAGTGTTATATTATGTGAATCGTTATCACTAAACAAACCTAGGCTAAGAAATTCAGACGCTGCTACTTCGTGTTTTGCAGCAATAAAATGAACTGCACCCTTAAGTTTTCCTACGCCGACGTCACCTGCGACATTAGTGCCATCTGTATGAGTGAGCTTAAATCCTGCATTTTTAATAACAGAGCCATCCCAGTGGCCTGAGCCGAGTGTTCTACAAAAGGTTAGCGCTCGACCGTTATTGCGGAAGAATTCTGCTGCTGCGTGACCGCTAAGCATTCTGCGATCTGGTTCTCCAAAAATGCGAATAAATTCGTCTTGGTTATATATTGTTGTTGGTACAAACGCAGGACCTTTTTTCGCAGGACCTACAAGACCAACTGGTGTCGCGTTATTTGAAACAACAGGTCTTTTAATGATTTCAATTTCACGTTCAAAGAAGCCTGGCGACTTAAATGTCTGCTCTGCCATGTGGTATCTCCTAATATCTAAATTATTTTACATAACCTAATTATGCGTGTATTAATCTATTTATTAGAATTTGAGATATTAAATATCTTTTCAGCATATTTTTGGTCGTATAACGTTTCTCCATTTGACGAAATAGAAGCCTTTATATTAACTAGTTCTCCTTTAGCATCACGTATTATTATTTTTTTAAGTCTTGATGCATCTGTACTTCTTTCACCAACGACTTCATAGACTTCGGAATTCTCGCTGCCAGCAATAAAAGCATTGTTCTTATCTGCTTCTTGAAGAGAGGAAAGGGATGCAAACGCAGGCAGTCCGACTTGTTGTGAAATGTTTCCGTCTTTTTCATTTTGTAAATGATCAAGTATTCTAGCGTCAGGATCGTTTGAAGCAATACCTTTAGCTTGCGGTGCTAAATCTTCATAACCAGACATAATATCAAAAGAAATATTAGGTGCGCTTACAATTGATTTAAGACTTAACTTACCATTGAAGACGTCTGGTGCAAGAATATAACCTGTTGTGTTAAGCGTTATACTGCATTTGACGAATCTTTCTTCGTTTGTAAAATCGTTATAACTAGCATCTTGACTAAAGCTCGAGTCAATAAATGCAGGAAACCAGTAACCCTTTTTACTTTCAATTCTAAACTGTTGCCCAGGGTTAATTGTGTATGCACTCATTATTGCTGTAATAATGTCATTCATCTGTTGTGTAAAAGAAGACCATATGGTTGCTTGGTATGTTGCACCAAAATATCTAACCGGGGGTATTTCGATTGTCTCGTATATGTTTTTTTCTAGCTGTGTCCCTAGATTAAACGACGTTTTTCTTTCTATGTTTGAGTGGGCAATATGTTGGAACCCTTCGAAGTTGTTTAACTGGCGCCACTCTGTGTTCTTGTCGTGTATTCTGCGAACCATAACCTCGGGAAACATCTGATTGTTTGCTACACCTTTTTGCGGTACTTGTTCTAGACCTGTTCTTGTAATAGAGATGAGTGGTAGAATAAGGGCACCACTTCTGTCTGTAAGTGGTTTGTTTCTTCTTAAGATTGCAAATCTTTCACCAGTAGCAAATATGACTGGGACTCTTTTTTGTTCACCTTGAATCTCATAGAAAAGAGGAATTTGACTGTTGAAAAGATTGAAGACTGCGTAGTCTAAGTCTTCTAGACCACATGAAGGAATAACATAGTCAGTTGTCCCGTTAGAACTTTCGTATCCTTGAACAATCGAGTCGTTGTCTTCTTTTTGCTTGTCAAATCTTGTTGTCATTATTCATCTCCATAAAAAGAAGATCCAGTATTGTTAATGCTTTTTTTAGAACCATCAGGAGCAACTTTTTTAGCGCCAGATATTGGATCTTCTAAAACGCCGTCTTTTCTTAATTGTCTGATGTCAGCGTCATTATTGCCTCGTTGCTGCTCAAACGTTGTTTGTATTGCGTTGTTGTCGAGATACCCTTCAGATGTAGGTCCAAGTACAGACTTAACAATATGATCAAGTCGGGCCTGCTTAGCATTTAATTTGACTGATGTTATTCTTTCAACTTGTCCAAAGATAAGTTTTTCAAATATAACTGATGTTATCTCAAAGAAGTATTCTCCATAAGAGATATAGTCGCCTTGTTTTACTTCTAGATTTCTATCTATTAAGTCTCTATTGTGCAAGAAAGCAGAAATTGTTTTGATTTGTTCATGTCCAAACTGAGTCGTCTTAACTTCAGAAGGTTGCCACTCAACTAGACATTCAACTTCAACAGGTGGGTTAAATATCTTATGTAAAGACTCTTCATAAACATCATGTATATCAGACAAGTCTGCTCTAACTGTGTAGTAATAAATCTTTTGTCCTGCAACGTCTTTAATCAACTCTTTCGTAATGTCAGCAAAAAAGTCAGCTTCGCGTTGTCCTAAAAATAATCTTGGCATATTCTCTTATCCTATAATGATTGCTCTACCGTTAGGGACTGGGACTCTTTTGAGAATGTTCATCATTGACTCGCTTTGAGCAGCGTCATTTTCTAGAAGCTTTTGATATGTTAACTTGTCTAGGGTTTCACTTAAACTCTCAGCAAGCCTTTGTTTGTCTTCACGACCTTGACTAATCAAGTCAGTTCCATTCATTTGCACGTCACTTCCCGGGATTGGTACTGAAGTGAATTTGCTGCGAACTAACCCAAGTGTCTCGCGACAAAGTGCTAGTGTATATTGTCTGATCCACTGTCTACTCATTTGATTGATTTTGTTATATTGTATATTTCCAAAAGGAACATTAGAAAGGTTCGAAACACCTTCTACAGACTCGTCTTCAAAAGGCAAATTAGGTTTAAAAGGATCAGCAGGAAAAGAAAACTTTACAAAAAGATTTTGCGGATTACTTTGCGTCGGCTGCGGGAATATTCTCAAGTCTTGTCCTTGCAACTTATAACTGTAGTTGCTCCTTCTAACTCTATTAGAAATATCTAATTGGCCAGCTCTTAGGAGATCCTCAAAAACAGGAAGAACATAAAAAACAGTCTCTGGAGTAAACGATTCAAAAGAAAACTGATTATTCAAATAATTGATTGCTGATGTTGTGTCAAAAAATCTATACGCCGCTTGAGGTGAAAAATGAAAAACCTCATTGATTTTTATTTTTGTCATTGCAGCAGTTGGCATAATTTGAGATTTATATTTAGGATTAAAAATTGAAGTTTGCAAATCATCGCCGTTAAACTCTTCTAGACTTAACTTAGTTCCATCAGGTGCAGGTATAATCATATCAGTATATATATTATAGTCTTGCTTTCCAGTTTTTAGTTCAATATATCCTCGAATTGCATTGTTAATCCCACCAACAAAAGCATCTGACGCGTATGGTTCTGCACGTCGTATAAGATAATCAAGCGTTTCTCTCGGGAACTTTTGCTCTTGTCCGTTTGGACCTAACTTCTTGTCAACAATAGGAACAACAACATTAGAGTCTGCCGGATTAATTGCGTCTATTTCAAAAGGACTGACGAAAGAATCGCCGGTATCACTTAATTTATATTGTCCCTTTGCGTTTTTTGTTCTAAATCTTGGATCAGTAGTGTCTTGAAAAAGAAGAATTTGAACGTTTTTTCTCAACTCATTTCTATTTAGTTGATCAACAATAATGTCATCTGGATCTTCTTCTGGGTTTAACCAAAAATAGTGACCATTGTCATTTTTCTTAAACGTCTCACTAAAACCTGTTGTAAGCCCAAGAATATTTGACATATAAGATTCAGCTTGGTGAGAGTTAATTTGTTTTGAAAACTCTAACGTAGATTCTTCAAAGTTTGCCCATATTTGTTTACTTGTTAATTCAACTGAAAGTATGTCGTCGCCAAGTCTTCTTTTAACATAGACAGCAACACTATCAGCGTCTTCTTGAAAATGATTGTCATTGTCAAAAACTCCAAAAGGAGTCGGATTTTCTGTGTTTACAAATGTAGCCATTTATGACTCCTGTTTTTCTTGCTAATAGTAAATATAGGAGTATTAAAGACAATCTTAATTTTATTATGTTTTTGAATCCATGTCAGTAAATATTAATCGCCACTTACCATTTTTGTCATGTTTAAAACCAATATTTCCAGCGTGCAAGTCTTTCATATCAGTCATAATTGCCTGCTCAAATAAAGACATAGCTTCGTTAGATATAAGTCTAATTAGACTTTTATCCATTTTTGCAACTGCGTCGATCCATGTTATAAGATTTTGAATGCTTTTGTCACTAGTTCCGTAGTTCTTGACAATTTCTTGGACTGTGTAGTAGAGAAATGTCTGAAATCTCGTGATAAATACTTTGTCTGCAATACTAACCTCAGCGCTTTCATAGTCCTTACCTAACAACTCTTTTGCTGACTTAAGATTTTTCGTATTGCTTGTAAACAACCTTCTTAACTTCAACAGCAAACGCTTAATTAAAGGCTCGCTATTTTCATCTTCTACTCTTAAATCATTTATCTTTTTTATATATTTATTCTGTGCTTTATTAATCTCTCCAGGTGTAAATGCAAACAAATGTGCAAAATACTTGTAAAAAAGTTTAGATTCGTCCATATATTTTATTAAACCTGTGTCTGTAAAGAATGTATGTGTGTATTTAAACTGATTTTTAACATCACTCATAATTTCTGAATCGAGCAATGTTTCTGGAGAGAGAAACTTAACTTTCTCAATAGCATACCACGCATATTTTCCGCTATTATCATGTGTGTAAATAGTTGGAAAATTATCAACATCACTTTGTTTGAAAGTATCGCCTAGACTAAAAGAAACTTCGCTCTTGTTGTCTCTTCGACCCTTCTCTGAAAGTGCTACTTTAATAACGAAGCCATCATGCCCAGGTATTTCAAAAGCTATTCTAAATATTCCTGCACCTAACGTTTTAATTCCAGCTTCATCAATAGCTTCTTTAAACGAAATTATGTCATCAAGAAACTCTGCACCTAGAGTAATCCTATTACTATGGTATATGTCTCTTAGCTTTTTTATCTTGTTCATATAATAAGGCTTACTAGAACTTAATGTTTTAAGCGGGTTAAATCCTAACGCAGGCATGTTGTACGATTTTGCAATGTCATTCATATCAAAATCTTTGATATTTTTAGACTTTGCTCTAAATGGGTTCTTGTTAATTGTTTCAGGCTTTGTAATAAAATCTACACTTGAACTATCTTTAACTGCGTGTTGGTCTCGCAAGAAAACTATTTTTTGAGCATCAAAATTTAAATTATACAAGTCTAAGCCTCTTTTGTTCATTGCAGTCTCAAGCTTAGAAACAGTGTCTTTAATAAGATTATGATCATCTAAATTAATAGACTCGAGCAAAAAATTTTTTATGTATTTTTCTAGTATGTTTTTTTTCATTAAATTTCTATCCTTGTTAATTAAGAGTCAATATCAGTAAATATTAATCGCCACGATCCTTCTTCTTTTTTATCATCTGGCATTTTTTTAAAACCAACGTTTCCAAGATGTAAGTCTTCTAACTTGCTAAGAACTGCATGATCAAATAAGTTTTGTAACTCAGTCGCTAATACCTGTATGTCTTGATCAATAGCAATAGGTAACTTGTTTGTAACCCTCATGTAAGTTCGAATCTTTTTCATCGTAGTCATATCCTCAGTTATATGACTCACTAATACGTTAGTAAACGATGCTAGATTTTCCTTAAATAACCTGTTGAAAACTTCTTTGTCAGCTCCCTTGTAAACTCGTATGTTTGCACTACCAATTGCACTCTTAATACTTGCTAAAAGTGATGACAATGATTTACTTAACTTACTCTTGCCACTTTGAGGTTTCTGTTCTTCATGTGCTGCTTTAATTTGACCTTTATTAAAGTTAAACATACACTTAATATACATTTCAAGAATGTCGACTTTATCAAGAATATTCTTTTCTTCTTTTGTTAACTTACATATATCAAGTACTTTTTCAAAGAATCTGTATGTTCCTGTAAACTGGTCTTCTATATCATTAAAGAATTCAGGTGGTGCATTATTAAATGTATCGTTGTCAAAAAACAAAACCTTTTCAATTGCATACCAAGATCCACTTTTCTTGTCATAATTAAATATTGTTGGGAAGTTTGTTGTATGCTCTCTTCTACTTCCACCTCGCCCCATTGAAAACTCTATTTCGTTCTTGCAATCTTTACGCCCCTTACTAGAAAGACCTATTTTTATTACTACATCATCACAGCTTGGGTCTTCAACTACAACCCTATAAACACCTGCGCCTAACACTTTAAGTCCAGCAGCATCAACAGCTTCTTTGAATTTTAGAGTTTTTTCTAGAAAATCATGCTTTTTTCTTGACTTTAAGTTTTTTTGTTTACTACTTATATAAGGTGATAGTGAGTCTCTAAAAGTGGTGATTCTATTGACGTAGATTTTATTTTTATGTTTCAAAGCGTCAACTGGATTAAATCCTAATCCATGTTTACCTAAATAACTTTCTACTGCTCGATCTCTAGAACCTGTGCTTTTTAATTTGTTTGGCTCAAACATAGGCAATGAGTCTGATGTTGTTGGTGTTTTTTCGCCTGGAAGCTTTTGACCATCTCTCAACTTGCAAAGAATATCAGGATCAAAGTCTAAACCCTCCAAAGACATGCCGCGACTTTTTAACTCTTTATCTAAACGACTCACTGCATTTTTAATTTTTTCATGATCATCTAAATTTATAGCCGATTCAGATAAAAACTCACTTATATACTTTTCTAATAAAATACTAGACATAAAACCTCACATAATTTACTTCTTAATTATA